CCCTATTGAAATTGTAATGATGGCAGGTAATCACGACCGTCACTCATCCCTTGCGCTAATGATGTATCTATCCGCCGCATACGAAGGTGTTAATGATGTAGATATTGTTATCACCTCCAACAACCGGCGTTATATCGAATACGGAAACACACTGCTCGGCTTCACTCACGGTGACACTATGTCTAAGCAAATCTCCCTCGGTTCGCTTATGGCTGTCGAGGCCCGTGAACTATGGGGCATGAACGAACATAAGGTTTGGTTCCACGGACACCTTCACCACCAACGAATGCACGAAAAAGACGGATGCCTTGTTATTCAAATGCCATCCCTTGCAGGACACGACCGTTATCACGCACGCTCCGGCTACACTACCAGTAAGGCAGGATTGGCCGCATATCTAATTGACTCCAAAGAAGGCTACATTGGTTCTCTCTTTGCCCCCGTATCTCATGAGTGATTACAATGTCAGCAACACCACTCCATAAAAAAGAACGGCAATGTCAAAATTGCGGTCATACTGCTACTGCTCAATACAACAGTCATAAAAATTGGTGCCCAATAGATAAAAAAATGAAATACTGCGGCTACATGCGGGTGATTAGATGACCAACATGCCCACCTTTAATTTTCAACGCTCCAAATATGACATCCGCCACTTCTACGAATGGCTCTCACCCGAATACAAGTGGGCTGACCACATAGAAGAGTGGATGGAATTATACGGGGACCGTAAAGGTGCCGCAGTCCATCGTGTCTGCATTATCGCTCCCCGCTCACACAGTAAATCAGCAACACTTCGTGTTAAATTATTACACATGTGTTTATTTGAAAAACATAACAGCAATCCAATGGAGGTGTGGTTATTCTCCGCATCTATCCGACAAGCAACAAATCGTCTCGAAGAGATTAAGACAGATTTACGGCGACACCCCGAACTGCGAAAGTATCTCGATGAACGCCGGTCAAACAAGCAACGAATCTCATTTACCAACGGTGCATGGATTCAAGCAACCGGTGTAGGTTCCGCTATCCGTGGAGAACACCCAGCCGTAGTAGCACTTGACGATGTTCTCGCTGAAATGGGGGATATGACAATGGACTCCGTGCGTGAGTGGTTCAAGAAAGTAATTACTCCGATGAATGACCCCGAAACATACCTCTTCTGTGTAGGAACACCAATGTCCCACACTGACCTCTACCAAACCGAGATGCTATCCGAAAAGGCCAAGGCTGTATGGAAATCCGGTGTATGGTCAGCATTCCCCAACTGGGATGAACACCGAGCCGACCCCGAAGTAGAACTAATCCCAATGTGGCCCGAGTTCCGACCTACCGCTTTTCTTTTGGAACAAAAAATCAGCATGGACGACGACCTCGCCTTCGCTCAAGAGTATCTGTGCAAGGTCGTGGATGATGATGCCCAAGTCTTCAATAGGCACCTCATCCGAAAAAACATAGACATAAGTGCCGTCGGAGGTTTTGATGCTCAACTCAACGATAGTTCCCGTTTCATTCTCGGTTTCGACCCAGCCCATGGTATAGGTAAGGACTACTCCGTTTTAATAGTATTACGACAAGATGATGAAGGCTACATACACTTTGTTGATATGTGGCGACGAAACGACTTTGCGCCGGACAAGCAAGCCGATGTCATTATAGAATGGGCCAATAAGTTCAAGGCACCGGTCGCCGCTGAGGATGTAGGTTTCCAGCGATTGTATGAAACCGTTATCGAACAGAAAGGTGGTATGCTCGACTATCGACCATCCAAAGTATCGAATAAGGGATTGAAACAAGGACTACTTAATCGACTTCGAGTATGGTTTGACCGAGAACTTGTCGTTTTCCCGTTCGCAACTGCCGACATCCGGCAAAAGGTAGGTATAATACTTGATGAATTGGAAAACCATGTATGGAAAAATGGTGAAATCGTAGATGTTGGAAAACATAACGATACAGTCATGGCATTTGCACATGCGATAGACCAGTTCAAACCAAAGCGTTCCGACTTCATGCCAATGGCATCTCGAACGACAAGCATGGGTGGTTGGTCTAAGAATAAAAAGCCTACCAAATCCACCCGTAGTCCTGTTGGCGGAAAGTATGTGCGCTTTTAATTACTTATTTTATAAAAGAAAATAGAACAAAAAGAGTATTTGACACGAGTGATGTTCAAATAACATCCGACATCTGCATAAAACCATGGCATGGTGGAATCCATTTACTTCTCGGACTATTTCGGCCCAAGAACAATCTAAAGTTCCGGTGTATACTACGGCAAGTCGTAAATCCGATAGTCCGTTTGCAGTTATGGCGGCAGGAATCCCCGACATCGTTAAGAATACCGAGGGGCTTCGTAATACTTTCGACCATACTAATGAGTTCAACCTCTACGATGACATGCTCAACTACGACCCCGAACTTAACGGTGCAGTCCGAACAATCAGTCTCACAGCAAACAAGTATCAAGTTATCGGTGGTAAGAACTCCGCTATCCGACTCGCTATTAAAACACTCGTAGAAGAAACGCTTGACTTTGATGACCTGCTCATTAACGGTATGCGTAATCTCATGGTGTATGGAAACGACATCTCAAAGTATGTAGGAACAAGCAAGGAGGGTATTACAAACCTACAATCCCTACCTATTGCTCAAATTACTATTATGGATGACCGCACCGGTTCAACACAGACTGATAAAGAAAACGCAATTATGGAGGCTCGTAAGTATCTCCTAAGAGAAGAGGCTCGTGACCCACAGATATACCCAGTCGATGAAATACTACACATTCGTATTGATTACCGCTCCAACTGGCTTAGAGACCATTTAGGTCGTTGGACCTACGGTGTATGGGGAGCATCTCGATTTACCGCACTCAAGCAAGCAATCCGTGCAAAATACAACAGTATGAATAATCGCATTGCTCTTGAAGACTCACTGACCAAGCAATACATCACCATTGGTCCCGAAGCAGTTGAGAATATCAATGACCCCGAAGAAGCCGAGGCTCGTCTTAACTATGTTATGGATTCAGTAGGAACTTTACTCGACGGGCTACGCTCGGACCAAGTGCCTATCCTCCCACACTATGTTAAAATGGAGTTCGTGGACTTAAAGAATACTATACCCGATAACTCCGGCTTTATGGATTCAGTCAACGCTGACATCTCATCTGTGCTCCATGTCCCTCGTGTAAGTATGGGTCAAGAAAAAGGCTCGACCTTCGCCGCCACATACAATGCAAGTCAGTGGTCAGTCCAAGCAATTCGTCGTCTACAATCAATTCTCGCTCAATCTATGAACGCACTCTTTTCTAAACACTTAGAACTTCTTGGTATAGCCCATCTACAATCGGACTTGCCGAAAGTTATGTTTGAACCTATGGATGAAGAATCCCCATTTGAACAAACACGACGAGCAACTATGGCATACGAGTCGGGAATCACCACTTTGAATGAAGCACGATTTGACTTAAGCCTACCTGCTGAAAAGGCCAGTCTCGGCAAACAAAGATATAACACACCATCCTCCGATAGTAATGTAGGAGAGTTGCCCCGTGACAAAGAAAACAAACCCCCCGAAGAAAGTAAAGCCCCAAGTGACAATGGTGGAGTATGATACTATGAAAAAAAGTGACACTTTTAATGACAGGATGGTTAAACGAACCGTTCTACCCACAATCTATCTATGGCTTCTTGCCGCAGGTTCAGTAGTGGCTATGGGTATTTGGAAACCCGAGGTTGTTTTAATGAACCTTGATGGATTCATTGCACTTTTAGCAATCATTAGTGGTGTTGCAGTTCCCGCTCTCATGACAGTTCTCCGTATGTGGGAGGCCGAACAATCTATTGAGATTGACAACATGGGCGTCGAGATGGAACACGAAAGGATTCGAGATGCTATGAAGAAAGAGCATGTAATTGCTATGGAAAAATCCGAACAACTTCACGAACAGGCTATACTTACCTCGGCTCAAGAACACGAACAAGTTGTTGAAAAGCATAAGGAAACCATTGTCAAATTAACCCCCGTTCATAAAATGAGCGACGATGACTTTAAGACAAAAGGTAAGTGAATAAATTGACACGCTGTGATTTTTTAGATGCTTGGTTCGATGTTGAATCAAAAAAAATTGACAAAATAGAAAAGAAAACAAAGAAGAACTTTGTCACTGGTAAAAAAATCAAAGGTGAGTAATATGAACGAAGAATACGAAGATTGGGGAGACACATTCTCCGCCGCTGAATATCAAGGTCGAAAGGTCACACTCAATAAACCATTCCGCACACCTAAAGAAAAATCAAAGTTCGCAGTATATGTTCAAAATGGCAAAGGCACTGTTATCATTGTCCGATTCGGAGACCCCAACATGGAGATTAAGCGTGACGACCCTAAGCGTCGAAAGGCTTTCCGTGACCGCCATAACTGTGCGGAAAAGAAAGACAAAACGACTGCGGGCTACTGGTCATGTCGTCAATGGTCCACTAATAAAGTAGAAGCAAATGATGATAAAGCAACCGATACCGTAGAAAGTGGTATGGGTTGTGGATGTGACTGCGGATGTGGAGACACAGTAGAGGCGGCACTGCCTACACCTACTAATGATGAGGACCATGGGACATTTATGACTCGTTGCCAAAAAGCAGGTTATACCGAAGCGCAATGTATGGAGGCTCACTCCGACCATGACTTCGGAGAAGAAAGCGAAGAAGCCGCATATCATAAGAAAGAAAAGAAAGCATCCTGTGACGGTCAATGTGCAATCGGAGAAGAACTGGTTGACGGTGAATGTGTCCGAGTTGCAGTGACCTGTGATAGTGAAATCGAAACAATCGAGGCACGAATAGAAGCAAGCACCGGTAAAAGCATTATGCGTATTACTGGAATTGCATTTACAAGTGGACTCAATAAGAATAATTGGGGAATCAAACCCGAACTCGCCTCCCGCTTAACGACTAAAATGGTCGGTGCGGATGTCACACTCAATCATCCCAAGGCCGAGATGGGTCGTTTCCGTAGAAACATGGATGGCGGCGTCGATGAAGCCACAGTAGGCGTTGTCACAGAAGCCAGTTATCATGCTACCGAAAAAGGATATGAAGTTCGATATTCAGCCGAAGTCTACCGAACAGAACTCTTTGCCTCTCTTGAATCCGGTCTATGGATGCGCCCCGATTACGGAGTATCTATTGGTGGAACAGGAATCCCTACTGAGATTATCGAAGCCGACGAGGATGGCGGTCGGCCTACCCTATGGTTCGCTGATGATTTTGAGTTCGACCATCTCGCTATTGTCCACAGACCGGCATACCCCGACGCTAATATAGAAACAGCGGAGAAGGTGATTGCTACTGAAACCTTTAAGTGTCAACCCATAGGTAGCGTAAATTACTCGAAGGTGAACAATATGACTGACGAAAATGAAATCGAAACAACTGCTTCGGAATTAGAAGCACTACAAGGAGAACTCGTTCTACGAGAAGCAAAAATTGCAGAATACGAAGCCGCTGAAGTCGCCCGTGCCGAAGACGGTCGCTTGGCTCTCGTTCAAACAGCATCCGATATGGGCCTAAAGGGTCACGATGCTTTTTCAGTAGATACTCTTAAATCCGTTATCGCAAGTTGGGAATCATCCCGACCTGCACCAGTTGTAGAAGAAGCAGTGGTCGATATGGTCGCCGCTACTCCTGCATCCTCCGAACCAGTAGAGGCTTCACAGTCCTCCGCTGAACCAGTTGTCGCCAACTACCTAAACGGTAAAGTTGTCGAATCCTCCGAATCCCTCTACGCACGATGCTACAACAGTTGGGCCAACGCCTACAATACTGTTATGGCTGGAGCCGATATGCAAAAGGCTAAATTGTATGAGGAACTTAACTGAAATAGGTGATTATTATGGCAAGCAATTTTACAAACGAACCAATCAGCATGAATGTGCTCGCAACTGAAACCTTCTCTATGGGAATGTTATGCAGAATCGGAGCAGGAAATACAATGTCGGCAACAGTCGCCACAGCACTCGCTATGTTCGTCACTATTGACGAATCAAGTAGAGACGCCGCAGGAGCACTTGAACTCACAGGGGCAACAGTCTCAGTAGTTCCTCTTACCGGTGTTGTCTTCGTCCAATCAGCCGATACCAACCTTGCTGTCGGTGAATTGGTTTACGCTACTACCGCAGGTCAAATTACCGCAACTGCTGGCTCCAACAAATTAGTAGGTGTCAACATGAATCTCCACACAGGAATCGCCGCTGGTTCCTTGGTCGCAATCAATACCTCACAGGCATTGACTGCTTAAGCATAAAATGAATAAATAAAAAAAAGGAATGTGAAAAATATGGCTAACAAATCATTAGAAGAAATACTCGAAGTCACAGCCGCGACCGGACCATTTGGAAAGGGCGATGCTGTGCTTGAACAAACGCTCCGTGACTTTATTCAACTGCACTCTACTACGCTTGCTATTGGAACTCAAATCATTGGAACCCGAACTGTCCCTTGGCTTACCTTTACTTGGTATACTGGAGCACAGGGAACATTTACCTATCCCCTTGATGACAACGCAATTGTTGACCCGACCAAAATCGGAACGGCTAATTACTCAGTCAAGTTGGAAAAGGGACAAGGCCGATGTGTTTTCCTTGACTCCACACTACTTCGTGGCGAAACATGGGAAAACATGAACCGTCAACAAATGGTAATCGTTCAAGCCCGTGCTGACCTCATCGACAACCACATCCTCGCTAAGTTGCACGCAGGTGCAGGACAAACCGCCGCTACTACTGGTGGAGTTGTTTGGGGCAATGCCGCCGCTGACGAAGAACTCGATGTTCTCAATGCTATGGACAAAATCTTCGAGAACGCTCGTGTCTCCGGCAATGAGCCTCTTGCTCTTGTCCTTCCAGCATCATGCCGTGCTCAAATGTTGAACACTCGTCTTTACACGAATGTTCTTCAATCTCTCCAAGAGCGATTGAACACCATGATTTCACTAAGTGTCTATTACACTCGTGACTTCGGTGCAACTGGTGCTATCGGTAGTGACGCTCTCCTCTTGATTGGCGGCTCACAGACTGCTGAGTTCTTCCAATACAACGGTGACGGATTTACCGAAACCGAATTGACTCGTATCGAAGGTATCGGCTACTCTTGGCTACTCACCTCCTACATGGGTTCAGTTATTCACGAGATGCAAGACGGTGCCGCAAGCGGAACCAACAATCGCATCTTCAAAATCACAGGCGTTGTCGCTTGATAACTGGTGATTTTCCTTGAATAAAGCACAACTCGTCAAACAACTTAAGGCGAAGAACATACCTATACCCCCGAGCGCAAGCATTGGGGAATTAGAACACCGTCTTGAGAACTGGGAGGGTGGTGAAGGCTACCTCTTTAGACTCGCAATACCTGCCTCTCGTAAAGGTCCAGATAATCCGGCTCATTTACTTGAGTTCGGTAGTATTTATTGGGTTCCTAATAGTAGATTCGCTCGCTTAATTGCCGAAACCCAACTGGTCTTTATCATGGGTAGAGAAAATAGTGCTCCAAAAGGCACAGTTCTACTTGATGTGCCAAAAGACTTTAACGACAGATGGGGAATAGGTGTAGATAATGGCAATAACCACTGACAACATTCGTGATGTCCTCAACAGACCGAGAGGTTTGAATGAGAACACCATATCCGAGATGATTACCATTCGGACCAACGAAGTTAACAAGGTTTCTCGTGGAACTCTATATGGGGTTTCTACTCTCTATGCAGTAAGTGATGAACTCAAAGAAGGAGCAATCAAAATGTTGGTTGCCCTTGACTGCCTTAACATACTCATAGACACTGTGCCATCGTATTATAGTGAAGACCAGCAAAGAGTATACGATAGGCGTTTTCAGCAACAGATATTGACTTTTCAGCAACGCGCTGATGAGGCGATGGCTTTAATTGCGGATGCAGGGAACTCTACCTTTGCTACCGGCAGTTCAAAGACACGCCTTGTATGAGTTGATTCTAAATGGCCGATAGATACTGGGTGAGAAACGGTGCCGCTACGAGTGCCAATACTGCTACTGCTTGGAACACATTGGCTGATAACACAGGTTCGACTGGAATACCTTTGGCGGGTGACACTGTT